TAACATTGCCTATTTCCTTTAAAATTGTGGATTTTCCACTACCACTCTTACCGCATATTAACATTATATTCCAATGACTAGAATTCATTTCTTTCATGTCTTCTGATGATGGTATTGGAACTTCTGTCGTTGTAATATCCCTATTTTGAATATCATAGTTATCATAAAGATACTGTGTAAAATTGTCATTTACGATAGTTGATTTGAGAATAATTTTATTTCCTTCAACGTTATTATCTGATGTCTCATCTTTTTGTTCTTCATTACATACAATCGTTCCATGAAGGTGCGCCAATTCCATATATGTTTCTTTCTTTAACAATATATTAATAGGCTTTTCAATATAGGCATCACTATATCTAAAGGAAATGTCATTAATAAACTCTTTTGTTTTAACACCGCCATTTTCCCTAATTTTCTTATCTTGTAATGCTAGCTTATCTAATGTCCACCCCTTCTTTTCTAGGAATTTCATTATTTTTTGTCTTGATACCAACGCCCAATCCAATTCTTTGATATTGTCTTTGTTAATGGCATCTGTATTATATCTACCTTTTTCTTCATCATAAGGTATATCAGCCTTTTTAATCCACCCAAACAAATAATAATCGGTTATCTTTGTATAGTCTACAAACCAACCACATCTTTTATCACCATTTTTACCAATAAACGATAACTCTAAAGAAAACGTATTAAGGTCTGTGTTGGCATACCTCGCTGCCACCTTCTCATCTATCACCTTCCTATATAAAACACCGTCAGAGGTGCTTAAAATGAGGTCAGAACCCTTTATTTGTTCCTCTTTATCGTCCGTTCTTACAAACTCTGAAAATAAATCTTTGTTTGAATAAAGTTTTTCATCTAAAAACTTTGCAATCTCTCTTTCCACAATCGAATCGTTTTTTCTATTGTTAATAACCATTTTGAATTGTTAATTTTTGCAAAGATATAAAAAAAAGTTAAAAAAACAAAAAAAGTGAGAAGATTTTTATCCTCCCACTTGATTTATTACATTATTTACTGTTGTACCGTCCGTTGGGTTTATGGTATAATTCACTTCAATTTGCTCTATTGAGCGAGGCATTGTGAAATGGACTTCCCAACGTGTTGTTCGTATCGGTTCATATTCTCTAGACCATTCCTCAAACGTTCTATGTATATATGGTTCTGCATGTGCCTCAAAGTGCGTATCGTTATGCACTACTTCCCAAGTATACTCATCTTCATCCCACAAATTTTCAAACTTCAGTCTCATTACTCTGCACTATCTTCTTCTGTGAACTTGATGTCAGATTCGTCTGCATTTAGTTGACCGCCACTGACTTCCTCCAATTTAGCTAGAATATCCTTCATATATGTTTTCTTATATTCATCTAGTCTATTTGGATTTATAAGTCCATTATGTACACATGACATTTCACCTTCATATGTTACGTTCCAAGGTGTAGGCAACTGATTCTTTGTTGTTCTTACCTTAGTAGTAATACCATATTGATACTTGCTACCCTTTGCTGTTGCATCAAGTTTCTTTGTTGCTGCCTTACCAATACCTCCAAGGTGAATTATTAGTCTTGCTCCGTAGAACATTGTCTTACCACCCTTTAACTCTATTGATGGAACACCACCCATTGAGTTCATTGAATCATTCCAAATCTTGTTTACACAAAAGAATGTGTTTGTGTAAGGTTCACTAATCTTCTTTGAAGATGGAATTCTATCATTGATAATACTATTGAATGCTTGCGCAATAGCACCTGCGTCAAACATGTTATTACCAGTCTTACTTGTATATGACTTATAAGAACCAATTGAACCGATTGAATCCCAAATGAAACATATTGGCTGTTGAATATCACCTCTATCTTGGGCATCAAGAATCTCATTCATTGAATATGCAATATCCTCAAGAACTGCAACCTTGCGTCTCTCCTTAGTCTCCTTACCTGTTGAGTGGTCTCTATTACCATAGTTTTCTGCTAGAATCTTGCTATCATAATAAAGGAAAGGACCATCGTAGTCGATAATTCTCTTCTCCTTATGGTAAGTAACCTCACCTGTCTCCTCATCAACGTCTTCAACGTCAATATCTCCGTAAATAGGTGTTGCTTTCATTCCGCAGTCGATAGCATATTGGAAATCAAAGTTATTCTCAGTCTCATAAATAACTGGCAATATACCATTATTGATACAAGATGCTATAAGACAGTTCTTAATGGTTGACTTACCTGTGTTTGACCATCCAGTTACAATTGTAAGATAACCCATTGGAATTCCTGGCAATTTTATTGCATCAGAGAATGCCTCTGGCAGTGGAATGAAATCCGTTGGTTTATCTGCAACTGACTTCACTAGGTCTGAGTCAGATTTTCTTGTTAAATTTAATTTTTCCTTTATACTAGCAATGCTAGGTCTTGTAAATTCTTTCTTTTTGATTGGTTGTTTCATAACTTATATCTCTAAAAAATTATTCAATTTTACCATTTATATTACTTACTGATATTAAACGATATTGTGGTACAAGAAATTGTTCTCTTTCGTTTCCTACTTGATATTCTTCCACATCTGAAACTATATAAAAGTCAATTCTATATTCATTTGTATCACAAGAATATGTATCTGGCGCTTTTATTACAGTACCATGTCTTATTTTATTGAAAACACGATATTCTATTTCATCACCTACGAAATATTTACTATGCCTTATATACATTTTAAGTTTCGCCATTCTCTTTAAGCATTTTGTCTCTTATCTTATCTTTCCAACACTTCCTACAAATGGCTCTATACCTATCATTTCCACCAATTTCAACTTGACTACCTTCCGTAACAATTTCTCCATTCTCATCGAATCTTGCGTTTATTGATGTCTTTCTATCACCACATTCACAAGTCGATTTAATCTCTTCAATGTCATCAGCAAGCTCAAAAAGACGTTTTGAACCAGGAAATAGCTGTGATTTAAAATCGGTTCTCAAGCCAAAACACATAACGCTGACATCTAGAAAATCAACCACATCTGATAATTGATTAACTTGGTCTTCAGTTAGGAATTGGCATTCATCAATGATAACCCATTTAAGTGTTTCAAACTGTGCAGCCAAAACATTTTTATAAGTCTTGATTGCCTTGTATAGATTCATATCTTTGTCAATCATCACACATTTGCGCTCAAGACCTGCTCTAGAACGTATAATTCCTTCACCATCCCTAGTATCTAGTGCTGGCTTTAGAACCATTATCTGTACGTTCTTCTCTTCAAAGTTATAGGCTGTGCTCAATAGCCTCAGTGTTTTAGCTGAAGCCATTGAGCCATAATAATAGAATAATTTACTCATCCGTTCATATTAATCGTAACATTGCTTAGTTCTAAAAAGGTAAATCCTCTTCTTCTTGTACTTCTTCTACTTTAGTTTCTGCTGTCATGGTAGTGCCATCTATAATGATGCCATTACCATTTATTGCTGAGTAATCCTTTGTTTCCTCTGTAAGTTCTTCCTCAATTCTCTTCTTCTCAGCCTCTTCCTTAATTTTATTCATTTCTTCCTTGTCAACATACTTGTTAAGTTCTTTGTTGAAGACTGGAATACCACCTTGTGCAATAATTGCCATGTAATCGTAAGATTTAACGGTATATACATCATACCACTTCTTATCATCTTGAATCCATTTCATTCCAAGGTCGAAATCGTCAGTTAAAGGTGATGGGAATCCGTCATCTACAATTTGGATTGATGTCTTATTGTCTGCTGTCTTTGTAAGTGTAACAATAAGGTCAAGTCCATTGTTAAGGTCGAAGATACTGTAATTGTTTCCCTTTCTTGCAGCAGCTTCAGCACGAATCTTCGCAAGGTTCATAATCTTGTCATAAACTCCGTCCTTCTTCTTTGAAGAGTTGAATAGCCAGAATTTAACGCCATCTTCCTCGTGGCCACGTTCAATACAGCGCACAATCCACATTTCCTTAACTTTGTTAAGGAATTCGATGTCACCGTATCTCTTCTTTGTACTCTCATCTAATGCCTTTGACTTTAGCTCCTTTGCCTTTGCTGATGTCTCACAGAAAGGACAACCGTCACCCATTACCTCACCATCTTTCTTGTTGTGTGTAGGACATACAAAAGTCTTCCAGCCGTTAGGTGCGACTTCTTTATTTACCTTTACGGTGTGCATAAAAACTTTTTTGAAAGGACTACCACCTTCTGGGGAGAAGGGTAGCAAACGAATTGTTAAGGTTTTTGATGTTTCCTTGTCACCCAATCTAGCTTGTAAATAATTCTTCTCGTTAAATTGAGTTTTTTTAGGTGTAAAAGTTTTTTGTTCTTGTTCATACTGAGTTTTCACAGCTTCTGCGTCAATGTTAACGCTAAAATTTTTGTTGTTCATAAATTGAATGTTGTTAAAAAAAATTATTTTACATGCACGTCAAAACGTGCTTAAAAGTTTACAATGCAAAGATATATAAAAAAAATGTAAAAAACAAAAAATTCCCCAACTATTTCCCAGAATAATTGGGGAAAATATATAGTTACTTTGGATAATTCCTCTGTAAATGTCCTAAATCCATATCATCTATGTTGTTTTCTTGACCTTCATCACTCTTAAAGAACTTGTTGTGGTCAACTTTACCTATTGTGGCATCGAAGAACTTGTCTTGTTGCTCTTTCTTCTTATTCAGCATGTCATAGATTATGTCAGCGTATCCTTTAATCTTTTCTAAATATGGATTTCTTGTCTGCTCACCATCACGACTGTCATACTTAACATTAAACATCGCATCACCAAGAGCACTGTAGAAATTTTCAAAAGTTGAACGAACTTCCCAGAAAATGTCATTTGCTCTATCATAAGCATGGTCAACAGTACCATAACTTATTTCATTGATGAGTTTATTTTTAAGCTTATTATATGATTCTTCAGATAACTTAACTGTCTTCATTAGATATTAAACATTTTTTCTAGTGTCTGAATGTCATCATCATCAATCTTGAAGAATGTGTTTGCAATATCATCAGACGGATTATCTACATCGTCATTGGTAATGACATATTCCTTTGTTGTAGGCTCGTCATTGTCTGCATAAGCTTCATATCCACCTTGTTTTGCTTTATCTGCCCAATATTCATTTGGTTTTACATTGAATGGGTATGAATCTAATGAACGAAGGTTCAACTTCTCAGTCTGTGTTGGGTTTCTCTTTTCGAACTCAGCTTTAAGGGATTCAATCTCACTATTATTGCTATCAACCTTTGTTAACAAATTGTTAATGGTATCAATAAGTGTTGATATTCTGTTATCAACCTTTGATAAATCCCTACCGATGTGGTTCTGCTTAACATTAAGTTTGTCTTCTGCTTTTGTTAAACCGTCAATGTCAATTGTATCACCATCATCTTCAGGTTCCTCACCCATTGGGTCTTCCATTGGGTCAGCACCCATATCACCGCCCATAGGGTCAGCCATTGGGTCTTGTGCATTTGGGTCTGCTCCACCAGCCATAGGGTCTCCACCCATAGCGTTAGGGTCAGCACCTCCTGCCATTGGGCCTTGTCCTCCCATTGCATTAGGGCCTCCACCGCCCATAGGGTCAGCCATTGGGTCTTGTGCATTTGGGTCTGCTCCACCAGCCATAGGGTCTCCACCCATAGCGTTAGGGTCTTGCATATCCTCACCTGCTTCTTCAATTTCTTCCTCTGGTAATACAGTTGGTATATATGCCTCACTGAGACGCATAAAATGTTTATGCGCCTCTAACAAGTTATTTTCTTTAAGATACTTAATGTTAGTTCCCATTTGTGTATTAATCGTTCAATAATTCCTTATTATCTTCTGTCAAAATAGTCTTAGAACTCTCTGTTCTCTCAATAAGACCTTTATCTTTCTTAACTCTCTTTACTGATGCAGGGCGGTCTGTACCACTTAGCACGTTCTGAGCCATCGCAATTTTCTCACTTGTTGTCATAACTTGCTCATTTACTTTTTTTTTATTTTCTTTTTCCACAAGTTTTTTAGTATTACTAGGATACATCTTAACTTGTGGTTTTCTGCTATCAATGTGCTTAATAATGAATCTACCCATAATATTATAACATTATTTACTATAAATATCTAATTAATTAAAAAATATTGAAAAATCCTCTATCTTAGATAGGTTTGACAAGGAAAGTTCACCATTCGTCTGAATTATAAGTTTATCCTTGTATTTATCCCAATCGATTAGATATTCATTATTAGGTTTGTCAGAGTCTGAATTCTCTTTTTCAATTAACTTATTGAGAGCATTAATGGAGAATAAACAGCCATTTTTGACGTGCATTACAGTAGCATTGCTAAGATTCTTGATGAACCTCTCTTTATCATAAGTCTTGAAAGTGACTAAATATTCAAATTTATTTGTATCAATTGAATATACAAATACTTTATCTAGGTTAACTTTGAAACCATGTTTGAGGGTTTCTAAAAATGATAGAATCTTATGTTTCTTTAC